GCCTCAAGGAATCCATTGGGAGGAGTAGGAGGAGGACGTGCTTCAACAGCATAATAACTGAATTCAGGCACGGCCAGCTCAAAATCCTCTCCAGCTGAGTGCCACAACGTCAAAGTGACAGATTGGGCAACAGTGGTAGAGGCAGCAATCAAGGGCGACAAAACTTCGACAATGATTGTACCAGTTCGTCCTGGTGCGGTAGTCCTTGTCCAATAACTTGTCTCTGAAAACTTCACGAGACGCGCATCCAACCAAGGACGATTGCTAACGTATGGAATCTCAAATTCCAATTCGGATGACTTTGACAAATCCAAAATCCAATTGTGGCAATACTCCGTGTTGCCAGTAGGAGTCAAAAGATTCGAATGTGGAATGAACGACACACGCAATCTACCAGAATGGAATGCTGTTTTAGTAACTGTAAGACGATATTTTAGACCGCCACGCCAAAAACGAAACATTGAAGTTACAAAATTGAGCGTAGTTGGATCAATATACCTCTCAGAGCCACTATAAAAGCAACCTGGGGAATTTTGCCAGTAAAGTAAAAGATCTCCAGCACTCCTGCCAACACCCCAATCCACTGTTGGAATCGCAATACATGACTTTGAAGTCACATAGTTGATGTCCATTTCATCTCTAGCAGTTGAAAAGTACGAATCAGTCGAAGCAAGTTTTCCATCTGGTGCCATACCCAATCTCACACCAAGGTCAAGTCCATCAGCATTGGTGTAGCCTTTTCCAGGCAAATTGACAAGTGGCGTGGTAGCGGCAACGCTAGTTGGTTTATTAAAACCAACATTGGCGGCAGCTCCCGAAACGGCACGAGCCATCCAACTGAGAGGTTGAAAAAGCTTGGGAAGCAACGGCGTAGCAGCATCCGCAATCTTTGCAACAGCAGCAGCTGGTGCAGAAATGATACCGCTCTTGCTTTGTTCCTCCTCTTCTCCAATCTGTGCAGTCAGTGGAAGATTTGTAGGCAGCGAGAGTTCAATGTTCTCAAACCAGGCATAAATCTGATAGCCACATGATGTTGATCCTGTGGTTGCACTGGCCAAGGGAACAATTGAAACAACTTCCAAAGTTCCCATGGTAGACTCCTTTGTGACCAAACCATAATGTGTCATAGGAGCACAATACGGGATAGTCAATTCAACTGGAGCGCCATTTGCGATATCGATCTCAACTCCCGGATAACCTGTCTGTGAATACAACGTGCCATTGTTTGGCCTATTGCTCAGTGCGTCGTAAGGAGAGAAAAACATCCAATACCTACCTTGTTGAAAAGGTGTGGCATTAAACTGAAATCTCACCTTAACATCTGCTCTGAAGTAGTTGAAATAATTCAACTTGTCCGTAACATTTGCACTTGAGAACAAAGCTTGAGGAAAATCAACTTTCACAGGAGGTGTAGCAGGAAGCGGTAAAGTCCCAGTAGCAACTAGGTGAGGACGAGACAAAATTGAAGCAATCGAATGTTGCATCGATTCTCGACCAGACGAAGTCACCAAAGGGTCCTCCATACGTGGCTTTTCATAATATTCAGGAACCACGTCATCCGCAAAGCGGGTAATTTGCTGTTGTTCAACAAAGTCAGTTTGTTTATCTGCGTTCATAGTTGAAAGAATTAAGCATTCCCCAGGGATCAACTTATCTACCTGGTTATTTACTCGCCGAGTCAGTATCCTTTGTTTTAGGAGGCGAACACTGACCAATAGTTCATAGAACTCCTCCGGACTTAGTCCACCAAGGACCGGGCTTTGCTGCAACGCATCGACGGCGATGAATGGTTGCCCCTTGCCTTGGATTTGATAAAAGAAGTTCCCAAATTCATCATGGGGATAGATCGGAGCCTTGGGAAGAAAGTAAGGCACGAGAAGGAGAAGCGTACAAACTCCAAGCACGCGTATACGATAACCTTTCCAGTTCATCAACAAGGTAAGTTCCAACAACTGGCAGAACACATACCATGGGGCGAAGAACTGAAACATCAAGAACATAACAAGAACACGCTTCCACTGCGACTCTCTGGGATCATAACCCAAAGATGTGCGAATCCTACCTCGTTCTTCCGTACCAATCTGCGCATGAAGTGTTTCAAGCTTTCCGTACTTATCCAGTTCCATTTCGCGATACTCGCGATATGTCCTGAAAGCCGGGAAAATAGAAAAACTACTACACGCAGCTCTCACCCGAGGCATCCAATAATCAAAAACCTCACGTCCATGAAGATGTAACTCAAAACAAGCAGTCTCGACATTCTCGAGAGTACTCAATTCTTGATCCAAATCTCCACGAACCCAATTCATCATTTCCAGAATCGTGTCCAAATTTAGGGGAGCCAAGTACTCCATATCCTCCTCACTCCATCTGAAACTTCTCTTTAAGTAAGAAATTTCAGCTAGTGAACGGAAAGGAGCCATAACTCCAGACTTGTGCTCATCTGTGTAAGTCATTCCAATTTGCTCATATCCTTCGGCAATGGTGTTTTGGTTGAAATACTCAACCACCTCGTCGGCGATGTTGACAATGTTGTCGTCACCATAGGAAACCATTGAGACGTATCGCTCATAATAAGCCATAGGTCGCAACTCCTTTGGTACAACAAGTTGCCATACATAACGCATCGAGATGGAATTGTACATCGAATTCAACGATGCCGTGATTGGACAACCACTCGGTTGTGAATGGGTCCAAAGATAGAGCACATCTTGGTGCAAATGCACAGAGTTCACAATTTCTCGCCACAAAATCCTTCGCACATCATAGTACTCATCCTGATAAAACTCTTGCACTATCTCAAGAATTTCATGGAGAATATCAATGACGAGTGTGCCATCGAAATTAGAAAAATCTCCAGCAATGACCTTGTTTCCTTTCGAAAGCACCTTCTTTGCTGTCTTTGTCCAATCTGGACCGTAAGGATTTGTCCCAACAGAAACCTCGTTGTCGATCCTGTTCTCTGAAAGATGCGCGAAAAATCCAGAGAAAAACACCTTGAACGTCAAAAGATATTCAAAATTACCAGCAGCAAAAACCCGAGTTTTGCCCTGATCAACCTTTTCAATTGGTCGACGTTCGTCTTTCAAGGTATCAATCCAAACGGTAGGCTGCCGAATGTTATTAAAAGCAGCCAAAATGCGCTCATCCATAAGCTGTTCAACTTTCTCATCGAGTTTGTAATCCTCATCTGTACCCAGCCAATGATGTTTACCAGTACCAGGATTATCAAGAACCCAAGGATAACCGGGCGATGTTTGGCGACGCACGGGACGAATGAACTCCTCTCCTTCCACTCCAGCAACAGCCTCTTCATAAGAAATAAGCCTCCGATGTTTGGGCTTCGCATTGGCCAGTGCCAAATTCTTAAAAGAATTAACAGCACTCTCCAAATAATCCTTGTTAAGAGTAGGAGGAATCTTCCCAGCCTTCTTCAAGCCAAGCATCATTGGGTCAACAAGCTCACCATTCACAAGAACAGGACGAAGAGCCGCTGGTTTTGTAATAGGCGACTTGACCACTCCGTAAATCTTACTTGGACGAAGCTTAGTCTTAGATGGTCCCATGATTGGCTTTTGAATCTTGCCGACGGGAAGAAAATCACCCTCAGGTAACTTGACATCCTCATTGGTACAATGTTCGTGTACGACACTGTCAAAGTCGAGCTCCACCTGAGCATCAAGATCAAGCTCCTTCAATGCCTTCATAATCTGCACGCGATTAATAGGCGTTGACACACCCAAGCCAACAGATCCCGCGACATGAATTCCAAGAATCTTTTCTGAAATTGAAGGAGAAACAGCCATAAGGACTGAACCACAATCGCCACGAGTCGTCTCAAGATCAGTATATTCATAACGATCTCGAATCTTGAAAGCATTTCCCTTGTCATCCTGATATTGGCGAGCATTGTAGTCAATTCCCTTGACACTACCATACTTCATTATGACTCCATTGTCATTCAGAGTCACTAAGCAACCCTTAGTCTCTATAAATGAGGAAAGAGTCTGCGAAGTAGATAATGACGACAACAGCTTCACATGGTCATGGAGAGTCTTTGGGAACTGAATTAACATCTGATCCTTGTACTCTCCTTTGGCGTCTGCAACTTGAACATACCTAAGCTCAGACGTTTCAAAAACATGACCTTGCTTCTTGGCAGGATTGTAAATCCTAACACGAGTCGCTTCCTCCAAATAAGGACGCAAATGCCCAGCTGTGAGACCAACTCTTCCAACGATCATAAGTATATTCATGCGAGAAGAATACTTGCCATTACGCTCTAGCTCAATTCGATAGAAGTTATTAATCAACTTCTTTGCAACTCCCATCGAGTTTGGATCTACAGCAAGCTCGGCTCCAACCTCAACTTTGGTTTTCTCACGGCCAGCTGTTCGAGGGTCACCAGAGCTCTCCAACTCCGTCTTCGCAACTTGCTTAACAGCAGTACGGGGGTCACCAGAAGATTCCAATTCTGATACAACGTCCAACAAAGAAATGTGATCCTTTTGCGGTTCACCTTCAATCTTCACGTTCTTAGACGCAACAGTTTTTGGATCTCCTGAAGACTCCAATTCTGGTTCCATCAAGCAACTCACGCACTTTTGCGGAAATTTTTCCGACTCCGTCTTCGTTTTTATACGATGCGTATGAAGGAAATATTGTCCACAATCAGTACACAAGTGCGCATGTTCAACCCTCTCTCCAATCTTCAAGCCTTTATGCTCATGATCTAGGGGAGCAGGGCGGTTGGAGAAAAATCGGTTCTTGGCATACCCAAACAACGCTACAGACGCGCGAACGACGGCGAAAACCAAGGCAACCTCAGCAGCAAAAACTGCAAAATCCTTCAACCATGGGTTGCTATTCCATGCCTCTTGAGCTTTCTCTTTAAAGCTCGTCCACAATGATGACGTTCCTTCAGAAAGCGAGTAAAGATATTTGTATACCTTTGAGCTAACCTGAGGCGTATCAACATAAAAGAACTTGTCCAGCATGGGCAAGCGATTTTCCCAGGCCACTGGAAACAACTCATCAGCTTGATGTGCATGCCATTCATTCTCGATAAGAACCTGGATGTAGTTTTCCACTCCATCGATGTAGACGTCACCCTCAAATTCAGTAATAAAATTTCTAAACCAGCGCATGTCTTCATCATCCAAAGTGTCGGCCTGTCTCAAAGCTGTCGAGATGTCCTCCGAAAAGATATCCCAATCCCAAACATGCATTGAAACAAGCATCTCTCGCACTTCATCGAGTGTCAGAGAGTGAAGAATTTCTTCAGGATCTCTCATCTCAACCTGTGAATTAGGCAACCGTGCCAATCGAGCCTCGACTTCTCCTATTTGAGCTTCAACAGGATTTCGACCTAACAAAAAGTCTTGAAAAGCCCTATCGTCAGCAAAACGATTTTGCATCTTTCGCAAAACAATAGCTTGAAACTCATCATAATTCATCCATTGGCTCAAAGCAGTACCATCTAGTGGGTCAGTCAGTCGAATTCGATAGACCTGCGTAGAAAACTTCTGACCCGTCAACCTCAAAACAGCTGCCTTGTCAATCCGTGGATTTCCATTGGCATCATAAACGCGGAAGTGTGGGTGCACAGTAACTTCTGCACAAACATCGAACCTCCTGCGAAAAGCATCTGGATGAGTCAGTGATCCTGGACGAAACCTAGAAGGATCAGTGTTTGAAGTACAAAGCACAACTTTAGAAGTAAAATTGGTTTTGTTCTTGTCCTCCAGATGTGCCATGTTCAACGGGTATGGCGCAATGTTG